CGAAATGACTAAGTAGTAGGACTTTAGTTCATATCAACCTTACTACAATGTAAATCTCTTTCGTTACCTCTCGGTATTACAAGACCATCAACGAGGAAATATTAATCAAGCTCCCAATCTCCCATCTCAAAGTCACCCTCCATCGCATAAGCGGTAGTATCTTGATAAACCTCATCCCAGACATTCTTTTGGACTAATGTCTCCCACGACGGAAAAACCAGAGACTAATTCCTCCACCGATAATCCCATCTGTCTATACTTCTTAAGATCATCATTTGTTATTCTGGACGCCAAAACAGCGGGCAAATCACTATGCACTCCTTCTGAAACCAATAGCTCCGAATAAAAAACCTTCAACCTATCATAAGCATCACGATTCGACGCATAAGTCCCATAAGCATGTCCAAGAACAGACAACATAGTATCAACGACATCCCGACTCCTAGTCACACGACCCCAGACTGCACGAATCAGGAACTCACGTGATTCTCGAAAAGGCAAAAAAAAGGGCTGCCCCACACTTTTCTCTGGATTAAGGACCATTTGGTGTTTTAAGAAGGTTGCACCACATTTAACTATCCATCCTGCACTTGTTGTCGAAGCAAAACAGACGCCATCTTTCATGTCACGGACAAGGACACGAAAGTGCTTCCACATAAAGTCTACAAAAGCAGCACCTGAAAAATAAGTTGCACCTATTCCTAGTCCCTTACGATATAAATGATCATCACCATATACTATCAATAAGACTATCGTTAATAAATCCAGCTCAAGTGCCTCTTGATGCTCTGGCGGAGCTGTATGAACCTGCCAAACACAGAAGAGAACTATATACATCGCCATGATCCATGAATCCATGTGCGATGTATTAAAAGCTCCTGATGGAACACCTCCTTTCACTGCACCCCAAATTGAACCTAGGAGTTGGGTTAACCGCATAATCATATTTTTTAGAAGAAACTTCACAATTCTCTCAAAACACGAATAATCTTGGCTCAGCGGGTCCACAAAATTAGACATCGTCGACCAGTACAAATTAACCCAGAGCTCCGCAACAGTCTGATCATAAAGCTTTGCATCACCCTCCACAAGCTCAGGACTCCAACATGTCGACAAATCTATGCCCAAGCACCTTGCAAGAGAATCCGCTCCACCATGGGACCAGC